TCTGGAAAAAGCATTTCAAAAAAAGTTTTATTTTCAAATTCAGGAGCAATAGTACCAGATTCAGCAGTCCCAGGTTTAATTCCTTTTGCAACTCTAGGTTTAGCATTAAAACTATCTATGTATTGTCCAAATCTTCTTACATCAAATTTACCGTCAACAGTTGCTTTTTCAATAGCATTTTGAAAAAATTTCTTTTGTAATAATTCAATACTTTTATTTTCAATTTGAGGTAAGGTGTCATTTAAAGCCACATTAAAAGATTGAAAATTTTCTTTTCTTCTTTGAACATTATCTATAATGTTTTTTAAATTCATTTCATTGGGATCTGTTAACACTTCGCCAGCTTTAATTTTACTCTCCACATTCTGAAAAACTTTAGCTCTTTCTTGAGCAGTTGTATCAGCAAAATCTTTTCCTAAAATTCTAGCCTCTAATCTACTTGCAGTCTCTCTTTCACCCATCGTAAATTCATCAGGTTGTTTTAAATTTTTTCTTATATCTTCTATGCCCGGGCTAGATTTAGCTTTTCTTAAAGATGAAATAAATTTAGCTAAGTTAGTAGGGCTATCTAATAATGTATTTAAATATTGTGCTGGATCTATTTTTTTATCAGCAGTAGATTTAGCTATAGATCTAATTAAAGCATCGTCTTGATGCTCCATAAAATTTCTGTAATTTATTTGAGCTTTTTCTAAATCATCAACAGATCTTTCCATAATTTTAAATGCGTCTTTAAGGTTTTTTTGTGGCTCATTTAAAGCAGTTCTTTTTGATAATATATCATTAATATCTCTTATTCTGTTTGCGGATGACGCTAGATCATTATCTAAAGATTCCCTTAATTGAGCTAATCCAAATTTTGATTTATCACCTACTAATGCAGTTTCTGCATCAAAATTATTAATATATCCTCTTATATTATTTACCTGTCTTAATGATAAATGTGTTAAAGGGTTGTCTTCATCTGGAATAATAAGTTGTTTCACTAAAGGATTATTTACTCTAAGAGGATCTAATCCACCTTCTTGAACTAATTCTTCTAAAGCGTTTCTAAATTGAGTAGGAATAATAAAAGCAGGTCCCCGTGGGCCTGCTGTTCCCGCTACATTTGGTTTAATAATTAAAGTATCGGAAATTTTTCTTAATTCATCAGTAGGTATTCCATCTGCAGCTAACTGTTTTAAAACATCATCTCCTAAACTTTCCATATCTGCTAATTCTTCAGGAGTAAATGCTGTTTCATCTAAATTTTTACCTTTACTCGCTGCTTGTAATTTCATATTTGCTACACCCATATCTGTGTCAATAGCTTCAAATGTATCATCCATTGTTTTATGAAAAGCTTGTTGCACTTCACTTAATTGTTTTGCCGCTTGCCCAGAATCAAATCCTTGAGTAACTATTTTATTAAGAATACCGTCATAAGCTGTAGTAAGATAATTTTTAATATCATCCTCAGCCAAATCAACCATTTCTGAGCCTATTCTTAATTTTCCAGACTCAAATTCTTTAACCATTTTTTCTAATTCTGCCGTGTCTAACCAATCTTCTCTGCCCTCAAATAATTCATCTGCTATTCTTCTTCGTAAAATAGTAGCGTTTTCATCAACTCTTCCTGGGAAAATACTTTCAAATATTTTTACATTAACACCTAAAATAGGTCTATTACTTAAACCTTCTCCAGTCATATCCGGCGTGTAACCTTCCTTTATTAAACTTTTTAATTGTTCTGCTCTTTCCATTCCCTCTTTACCAGCAGATCTACCTAAAAATACATCGGTAGTAAATCTAGTTGGATCTTTAAATTTTTTAGCTGAGGGATCTTCCTTTAATAATTTTTCATTTATTTCGGCTATCTCTCCTTTAGTAAAACCTGCTCCTCCTGTTTTTTTAAATAACCTTCTAATAGTATTAAAAAGAACACCACCAACATATTCACCACCAGCAGCTAAAGCTGTTTCTACTGCCGCTCTTTTTCCATATTCATTAAAATCTTCATCTGCTACACCTCGTCCTTTTTGTTGTAATTCATCAAAAAAAGTAAATGCTCCAGCTCCTAATCCAGCTCCAGCACTGGCAACTAATAAAGGCGCTGCAACCGGGGCAAAAGCTAAAGCTCCTAAAGTTCCCGCTATAGCACCTGCAATAGGCATACCCGCCTCACCTATAAAATCTGTAAGATCATTCCAACTAAACCCTTCTTCATCTATAGCTATTTTACCTTCTCCAGTATCTCCTAATTTTTGTCTTCCAGCAGTTGTCAAAATAAATCTTCCAATTTTATCGACATCCCAAAATTCTTTTTGCGGGCCTAATTCTTTATTTAATAATAAAGCTTTTTCTTTATCATTATTTAAATTAGAAAATCTCAATCGAAAACCAGCATTTTTTATTCCACTTGAGTAATCAACATCAGCGTCATATTTCTCTCTGTCAGGTGATTGCGCTATATTTTGATCCACATATTGAGATGGATCTGTAGTAGAAGAGAGTCCGTCTCTAACAGGTGTTCCAGCTTGTTCAAAAAAAACATCTACATCTGATTGAGTTTGAGTTCTATTTTTTTCTACATACTTTTGAATAGAGACAAGTTCTTCTTCAGTTGGTTTATCTCCATCAATTTCAAAAGATTGTAATCCTCCGTTTGGTGTTTCTAACTGATAAGTACCCATTTAATTTCCCATGTAATCTGATTTTTTTACAGTTTTATTTCTTCTAGATAATTCTGCGCCAATGTCTGGAAACTTTTCTGCAGCATTATTTAAAAATCTTTTATGAGCATCTCTACTAGATAATAGTTTTAATTTTACTTCTTTGAGCCTTCTTCTTAAAAGATCCGGAGATGTAAATGTATTCGGAGCGCCTAAAGCTTCTTTAACCATTAGCCTTTCAGTGTCAGAAATAGTTTTACCACCTTCTCCTAATAACTCTTTTGCTAATTCTAATTGAAGAAAATCTACTATTGCATTTTGGTTTTGCATATTAGATGCTGATGGTTTTAAATTAAACAGTGTTCCCAGTTGAGCGGCTAATTTTTGTAATTGTGGTAAACCACCCGTAGCTAAATCAGCGTTAGCGCTTAATGCATCTATAGCTTTTAAATATCTATTTAAAGTTCTTGTTCCTTCATCTACAACTTGAATAACATTTGCTGCTTGTCCCTCTGCAAATTTTGAATCATATAATCCCGGACGCTTACTTTTGTATATTTGAGCTATAATATCGTTACCTCCTAATTGACCTACAGTTAAATCAGCCAAATCACCGTAGGCTGGTGTTGAGGCAGCCTCAGCTCTTAACTTAGCCATCTCTATTTCTCTTTCTTTTTCGTATTCTCTTTCTTTATCTTCAATACCTTGCTGGCGCAGCTCCGCTGTCCGCGCTCCGCGGGACAGTCCCACACCAAAACCACCTACCTGACCTGGAGCAATTTCACCATACATTTGAGCTACATTACCAGCTCGTATTGCCTCCGGTCTGTATTCTGGACTTCTATCAATAAAAGACTCTCTCCTCATGCGCTCTATAAAATCTTCCACTGTTTCCTCTTGTGGTTCTTCTGGAGTTGGACTTGGATCTGATTCGGTTGTTTCTTCAACCTCTGTTTGATCAACTTCTTTACCAGATGCAGTAGGCATAACGCTCTCTAAATCAATATCGACAGATTGTGTATTTGCATCATCAATTTCTTTTTGAATCCTTTGTCCCGAAGTATCAAATTGAGGTAACTCTATGGAAGGGGATTCTATTCCTAAAAGATTTGCGGGATCTCTTTCAATACCTTTTTTAATATCAAAATTTCTTGCGTTTATTAATCCTCCAACTCCACTATTTTTTAATTCATTTATTTTTTTACGCAACCTATTTTTTCTTTTAGGATTTTTTTCAAACTCTAACTGTTTTTCAAAATCTGCTAAAAGATTTAATCTTTCTTGTTCTTTTATCAAGCCAGATAATGCTTTCCCTTGAGAAGTATTTTTTCTTCTATTATGTACAAATTGAGGATTATTTAAAAATCGTCTCATCGGAGTTGTTCCACCTATATCTTCTCCTAAAGGTAATTCATTTACTGGAATATCTTTTATTTGTTTTTGTAAATATTTAATAAGATTTTCATCTACTCCAACACTTCTACCTCTCGTGTTAGGAATTAAAGACGGCGGGCGTTTTTCTTCATTAATAGTTACCGGTAACTTAACTCTGCGTTGTCTTCTTTGTGATACCGGTCCACCAACATTATATCTCATCATAGATCTTTGATGCCAAGGTTTATGCATTATACACTCCCTCCACCAAACGGACCTACACCAGCTATACCGGATGCCATTCCATAGGTATCGCCTTGGCTAGGTAATGGAGTTGATATAGTGTAATTGTTGTTTGGTAAACTTCCTGTAACACCTGACATATAACCTAATAACTGGAACGGTAAAGATTGTTCAGCATATAAATTAGATTGTCGTGTGTCTAATAAACTTTGATTATAATCTCTCAATGATTGTCCATATGTTCTAGCTGTGTTTAAATCTTGTCCATACATTTGTTGTCCTGTTTGACCTAATTGAGCAAAATTACCAGCTAAAGATCCAAGTCCAGTTGCTACAGATCCATATCCTTGAGCAACAGATGGAACAGCGCTTGCCATATTTCCATATGTGCTACCTAAACTACTTATACCTTGGGCTGCAACTTGTTCAGCTTGTCTTTGATTTTGAAAATTTGTGTTATACAAGTTTGCTAAACTATCAGCTAAAGCTTCTTGAGTTCCTTCTTGTATATTAGCTCTTTCTATTCCGTAACGACTTCCGCCTAAAGCTCCAGATCCACCAGCGCTTCGTGCTAAATTACTTAATTGTCTAGCTTCATTATCTTCTAATCTTTGTGTTAATCTATCGGCAACTTGTTCTGTAAATCTATTTTCGTCAGCAATTCCTTGATAATAAGGTAATGCGCTTTCTACAAGATCCATTCCTTTACGCGTCCCTAATATACCCTCGGTAACAAATGGTATTCGCTCTCTTTCTAGCGCTCCCGACTCACCATACAATCTTCTTGCATCTTGTAAGTAAGGAAGAAATTGACCAACTCCAGCGCCAGCAGCTTGGTAAGCAGATGTTTCTAACCCGGTTAAAGGTGCAACTTGTTTAGTAACAGCGTCTTGTGAAAAAGGCCTTCCTACATATTCCATTTCTGGTAAAGGATTTCCTAAAGAATCTTGTCGTGTACCATAAATAATATTTCCTTGCTCATCTAGCTTAGGTTGCATTCCGCTAATTAAACCCATAGACTGTTGCGTTAAGAAATTAAGTAATTCCCTTTTTATAGGATCCATATATGTTTGTTGTGATTGTCCTATCTCAGCCATTATGCTTTTCTTTCTAAATTGTTCATTAAATCATACATTTTACGAGTTCCTTGTTGGCGTGAACCATTGCCCATATTTCTTACCGCTTCAGCTGTCATAACAAATTCACCATCAGATAATAAAGCCGGGATAGAGTCAGAAGTTCCTGTTCCGGGACCAGCCGATTCTCCACCGTTTGTTAAATCAGTAATCCCACCAGATTTATATCCTCGTGGACGCAAATTGCGTGCAAAACCTGACCTCATTGGATCTAAACTTTCTGTTCTAAATTCTCTTCTTAATCTCTTATCTCTTTCTTCAGCTTCTGCCGCAAAATCTCTTTTCTTATAATAGTCAGGATTAATAGCCTCTAATAAAAGTTTATTCATCATAATTTGATCAAAGTTTTGAAGATGTGGTCCAAAGAATCCTTTATTTAATCCACCAATACCTTGATTAAAATTAAATCCTCCTTGTCCAAAGCCGGGGGCTGAAGGAGTGCCTTGAGTTATCATATTTATTGAATTATCCTTCCCAAGAATAAATTTTTCTCCGCTCTTTGGATCATAATACGTATGTGTTCCTCTCGGACCTGGTGTTATTTCATAATCAGGTGCGCTACCGCGACTTGTTCCTTGAGATTTAGGTAAACTTAATATACCAGCTGGATCATTAAAACCTTTATAAGAAGTTGTACTTATTTGTTGGGAAGGTTGATTAGATCCACCACCCATAGATGTATACATTAATTTAGGTTCTCCTGTTGGAGTAAAATCAGGTAAACCTTGTCCCGCTGAAGGAGCTTGTTTCGATTGAAAGTATTGTAAATAATCTTCGTGAGTATTAAATGCGCCCGGTTTAATAACTCCTAAATCTTTAAAAGTTTGAAAGTCTTCTTTTCTTAAATTTCCAGAACGAGCTAAATTTGTATATTCTTGTTGTTCTTTAGGAGTTAACTGTGCAAAAGCTTTTTTCTTGTCTTTAGCACTTAATGATAAAGGATTTGAAGATCGTGATAAATTACTTAATAAAAAGTTTCTTTTAAAATCATCACTATTACCGCCAAACAATTGCATAATGCCTGCGGTTCCTAAAGAATTCATTAAATTCTGAGGTTTAAAAAATTGTTTACCAGTATCTAGAATAAAATCATACCACGCCATATTGTCCTCATGTTATTTGAAGTAAAGAAACTATTGAATCTATTGCCGTTCCTGTCCCAGCGTTTATTTTCAATACGTCACTTGACTCCAAAATTATAACTTCTCCGTTTTGAAGGACTCGTTCTTGAGTGTTTGCAGACACTGATGTTTCGTTCCATACACCTGTAGTGGTTGAGGAACTATCTAATACTTTTGTAGAAACTGTTACAGCTCCCGCAGTAGTATTATATATATTTACAACTTTAACTATAGCTTGTCCACCTTGTGGGCAAGTATAAATTGTATTATCACCAGATGATAAACCATTTTTCACAATATTTAAATAGGCTCTTGCCATTAAGTTATAAACCAAGAAAAGGTTTCAGACTCTTCTCTAGTTTCCTCTGGTGTTTGTAAGCTGGTAAATATCCTTTGAATATCACCTACTAACCTTCTAAAATAGGATTCTTGATACTCTCTTTCCGGTAGCGGTAAAGTTGTTTTTGTTAATACTTGTTCAGGTGTTCTGCTCATCTTCTACCATCCGGTTTCATATCTAATCTTACTCCTCCCAACCTCCATTGCTGGCCTGTAGTAGTGCTTTCAAAACGAAAAGCAGCTTGCCTACTTCTTATACGAGAGTATAATTGTTGTGATCCAGTAGATCCACTGTTACTTGCTCCCGTTTGAAATGTAAATGTTTGATCTGTTATTGGAGGATTCAAGCTAGATGAATAGTCTCTTACTTTTACAATGATATTCATGTCTTGTGAAGCTGATGTTCCATAAAAATAAATATCTGGTAATATACGCCTAATAAACATCATTTGATTACCGGCTCCAATATCAATATCACTTGATTCAATATAAGCCGTCATTGCAGATCCATCGTCATCATCTCCAGTTTCTTGATTATATATATAATTATTATCGCCGGCTGCTATAGGGTTAGTAACTGAAGTTCCTACATCATCCCAAGCTGTTCTATCCATTGTACCTACAGCCCAAGTTCTTTCTACATAATTATAAGTTACATATCTGTTTACTTCTGTAGAATCAGCACTTGGATAAAACCAAGACACTTCATTAAAGTTTTCATTTCTAGCAGCAAAAACTTTGTAGCGTTGTGACATATTAATATCGTTAAATACATAATTTCTTACACTACATGGCAATGTTTGAACTGAACCGGTATACACATAAAAGTTTTCACTATCAGCAAAAAAGATACTATTATTAGCATTGATAGCTGCATTCGGAGATAAGATAGAAGTACCTTCATCCATCAAGCTAAAATTAAAAACAAAATTTGTTCCAGAATAAGTCATGGCATATAAAGCTGTGTCGGTCCAAATTAATATTTCTTGTCTTGTTTTAATCCCTCCAATAATTTTACTACCAGATGATAATCTATAATCACCAGCATTATTTTCATTTAACACTTGCCAAATATTTGGATTTTCTGTGTCAGACCATCGAATAAGCATAGGATCTTGTGTAGTAGATCCTTGTTCATTAGCTCCTAAACAAATAACATGTTTACCTAATTCACTAACAAGAGCTTGTGTCGCTACCGTTGGCGCAAATCCATCCGCTCCGGCCTTCGCAGATAAAGCAACTGCCGGGGCAGAAACTCCACCTGATTTATCCCAATAATAAACACCGCCATTATTAACATTAAATACTAAATCTTCACCAAAATTATCTTTACCCCATAAGCGTAATTGTTGGCCGTCTGTTAATGATGTGGCTGCATTACCCCATCCGATAAAAGTATCGGCTTGTTGAACAATAGCTCCAGCTGTATGTGTTGCGTCTTGTGTTCCTGATTGACCTCTCGTACAGCTAGTAAAAGATGTGGCTGTTAATGCTCCATAAGTTATTAATTCTTCATTAATTAATATTGTTCCTGTTACTGTAAAACCAGCAGTGGATACTACATTAATAGTAGCTGCTCCAGCACTGTTAGTGCCTGTTGTAGTTGTTGATTGCACTCCTGTTTGTGTTCCACCAAAAAAACCAGCTCCAAAACCTACACCAGCTGTATAGTCCACTGAACCCGTGTTAATCTGATAAACAGCAGTAACTGAACCACCTCCATTTACTGCTGAACTCGCAGAGGTGGATACATTTATTGTGTAGTTATCATTATCAATAATTGTAACTATTTGATGTTCTTTATTAAAATCTACTGCTGGAACTCCACCAACAGCGCCACTTCCCGAAAAAGTTACAAAATCATTTTGACCAGCATTATGGCCCGCATCAGTTACGGTAACTAAAGTAGATCCGTTAACAGTTGTAAATGGATTTGTTAGTGAAGAAGTTTTTCTCGTTGGTGTAATATCATTATAAGCTTCACCTTCAGATACATAAAATTTAAGATTAGTTCCAACACCTATATATTGACTTCCGTCAATAGCAGCCCATTGATTTAAGCTGCGACAAGTTCCTTGAAAAGTATTACTTCCTCTTTTCTCCCAACCACCTATTTTTTCTGGAAAACCTGAACGAAATCTTACTTTGTCAGAATCATACCATCCACCCTCATTTGAATAGCGTGTTCCTTCTTTTATAACTCCAGGTTTGAATTGAACATTCTCTAGCATTGTTTACCTTAAGTTGGGAATGATGCGCCATATAAATCTATACGAGATCCTGATTTTAAGGTGTTGCCACCTAATTCACTAAACACTAAGCCATATACAGCAGTCGCATTTGCTGACGCTTCCTTTATATAACATTGACTTGTAGTACCTATATCACCAGTTGCTCCACCATCTTTTGTACAAGTGGACTGAGCATTACCAGCAAAATTATTTCCTGAAGAGTATTGAGCATTTCTAAATAAATACATTGTTCCCTCAACAACTACTTCCGTTGATGATGAAGTAGGGACACTACCAACAGCAATAACTCCTGTGGCTGCATTAGAAGATTTATTTGCATTTGATGTTATAGCGCCTCCACTAGCTCCTGAAACATCTTGGTAGATAAATGTGCTGTTAAATATATTACTTGCAGATACTTGGCTACCAGCTGAATCGACTAAACCAACTCTAAATGTTGTTAAAGTTGTAGCATCAAAGAGCAACCGATAAGTAGCCCACCATACATCATAAGCAACAGATCCAAAAATAGTCATGGAATTTGCTCCACCACTTATAGCATTACCTACAGTTGACCATGCTCCAATTGTTCCAATATCAACAAACTGTAAATTTCCAGAACTGTTCATTTGTAAAATTTGTTCGGAAGTTCCAGCAGAACTAGGGAATTGATAACCACCCGTGCCACCTATAGTAAAATCATCGGTAATTGTTCTATTAGCAACATGAAGGGCAGAAGACGGATTAGCTTGTCCAATACCCACTCTATTATTTGTTTGATCTAATACTAAAGTATTTGTATCAAAGTTTAATCCATTAGGAATAGAAACAGCATTACCATTAATTGTTGTTGTATCTCCAGAGGCATCGCCTAAAGTAGTATTTCCATTCACGGCTAAATTTGTAGTTACTGTTAAAGCTTGACTTGCTGTTACATCTTTAGAAAGAACAACACTTCCAGTTCCGTTTGGAGTTAGCACAATATTGCCGTTTGTATCTGTGGAAGAAATTGTGTTTCCTGTAAAATTAATGTTGTCTATATCTAAATCATCAGTAAATGTAAGAGCTGTATAAACATTAGAACCCGTGCCATACAAAATTGTTGTTTTACCATTTGGAATAGTGACACTTGTTCCTGTAGGCCCAGTTGTTCTTACTGCTATACTTTGTCCACCCGTTGTTCCATTTTTTACAACATATAATTTTTCTTGGGCTGGAATATAAATATTTGCTGTTGTTGCAATAGTTCCTTGAACATCAAGAACCATATTTCTTGATTGATCTGTTTGACCGTTATTTGTTGTAAGAGTGGTATCTCCAGAAATAGTTATAACTTCATAACCAGATATGGCTTGCTCTAATAAAGTTCCCATGTTTCGATTAGTTGTAGAACCCCATGTACCAGCTTGTTCCCCGGTAGCAATAAGTTCTAATCGTAAAGAATTTGAATATGTACTTGCCATTACGCTGCTATCTCCGTCCAACCTGGGGTTTGCGAATCGTCAATCACTTGCCACACATTAACAGCAGGTACTTGACCAGAAGAAATAAATCCTGTGGCACTCACTCCGGTTGGAGTAATAAGAGCTGTGCCTGATACATTTACATCTCCAACTATACCAAAAACATTCATTCCAGAGTTATTTACTGGAATAAGTATAGATGCTTTAATTGTTACACTATTTAGTGCGGTATTTCCAATTATTTCAGCATTATAATCCATATCAAGCATGAAGCCCATGCCTGGGTGGTTTGCACAATAGACATACAGTTGTGGTGTAGAATCAGTAAGAGTAATTTCTACATAAGCTCCCGGATTACCAGCAACTCCATTAACTGTTACTCCTGTTGTATATTCCGTTCCTCCTCCATGCGTGCCATCTGCTGTAGTAGAGAATCGTAAAGGATGACTTCCTGTAGAAGAATCTGATAAATCAAAGCGATAGGTAAATGGAGGATGAAGACTATCAAGTGTAGTCTGCATAAAGTAGTTTAAGTAATAAACATTACCACTACCACCGTTAGCAACTGTCACATTAAATGTTTCATCGCCTCTTGGTTTAGCTATAACATTACCCGCAACAACCGTTTCTTGCCCTAAATGAGCTGTTGCAGAAACTCCAGTTACTTCAGCAGTAATCGGTAAGACCGCCTCTACTGTCCCTAACTCTGCTGTCATTAGAAGGTTAGTGTTATTAACGGGAACAAGAATACCTACAAAGACCGTTTCGTTACCTAATTCAGCATTTGCCGATACACCCGTTGGGAAGACTATGACGCCAGCTCCCGCATTAACCGTGCCGATAGCTCCAGTTGCCTGAACACCCGTAACCTCAAACACCATGTCAAATTTAGTTGTAACAACTCCAAGGCTAGTTGTTCCGGCTACGCCTGTAGCGGATACAGTTACATTGACTGGCCCTCCTCCTGAAGTGGAGAAAGCGTCTTGTGCGTATGAGTCAAAACCAAATGCCATATTTTATTTTATCCTATTTTAAAAAAGAATACGAGTATCTGGTTTTCATCTCCTATTCTGATGGGGGTTCATGACCTTCGGGATTTTCAGGATCGTAATCATCTTTATATTCTGGAGTGGGAGCTGTAGGAACAAAATCATATAAAAGACTTCCCTCATCCCAAAAAGTATCTGTTTTATCTACTGGATCACCACTTCCATCCACATATTCACCTTTGTTTGCAATTAATGCGTCTAAACTTGCTCGATATGTTGTAAATGCGTCTTGATTTTTTAGTGGAGCATCAACCAATTGTGTCCAATCTAATTGAGACTTTGTACCCTGTAATAAATCTATGTAATCATTAATTCTTGAAACATGGTAATTATCAATAGATAAGTCATGAGCGGCTTGTCTCATGGCTAACTCAGCATCGGTTTCATCCCTCCACTCTCTTTCAAATGTTGTTGGGTTTCTATCATTGATTTTACCTTTGGTTAATGTCTTTTTAGTTGGATATGCCATTTTCTCTCCTTAACTTTATACAACAGCCGTGGGTTTAATTCTGCATTTTAAAACAGCACTCAGCCACACTTGATTGTTGGCGTCACTTGAACTGTATCCTTGTCCATTTAATCTAAATCCGCCAAATTCTCCAGCCCATGTGTATGCATTAGAGGTAGACCACGTTGTGTTTCCTCGATATGGCATTTTAGCGCCACAATACCAGCTTGGGCCATAATCCCAGCTGTTACTATAAGTATAATATCCATCATGCCATACTCTTTGATAGGCTCCAGGCGCACATTTTACGTGCAGTCTTCCACTAGCTTGTCCTATTTGGTTATTACTATTTGTCGCATACAGATAAGGGCCAGATGACCATTGATTTGTTTGTCCAGACCATGGAGTAGAATTAGAGCTACTAGCGGTTGTATTTCTAGACCAATTGGAATTACCTTCCCACTTATTATTTGTTGCTGCTTGGCTTTCATATTGATCTCCAATTCCAGATGAATTGCCATTAGTACAACCATGAGCTGTGCCAGCTCTGTTTAAAATCATAAAGAAACCTTGTTGTCCTGAACCCTGATCGCTATTATTATAAAAAGTAAAATCTAAATCGAGCCACCTCATATTTGCTTGAGCTAAATAATTTGTTTGTATAGCAGCAGGTAAATTCCAAATTCCTAAATTCCATCCAAAATAATCATTAGCACTGTTACTAAAATTAGAATTTCCTACAGCATCAGCGCCATTATTGTAGGTAGAATCAATATAAACTGTTGTTACCATAGGAGTGCCAGCATCAGTTACATAAAACTCACAAGGCGTTGTTCCGGCAGAACTAAAAGTTAAATTTCCATTATTATCAAGATAACCCTCTGCGGTAGCGCTAGGGCGTGCTGAAGGGAGTGTCATATCAGCACTACCTGAAAGCGTTCCTAATTTATTTGTAGCAAGTGTCGACATTTTTTCTCCTTATGTTTTAGTAATACCCCAAAGTTGAATATTTCCCTGCCATTTATAACTACTATTAGTATAAAATTTAAATCCATCAGCAAATTGAGTATTGGTTCGAGTGCTGTAAGGTTTTTGAAGGTAATAATTAGAATACATTTGATAACCGTAACTGTATTGATACCAGTCACCATTACCATTAACGTGAGTCCAATTCATAGCCATATCTGGTTCACAGAAGTGTCTTAACCCGGCTCCATTGTAATACCTCATTTCACCGTAAATACCTGCTCTCCAAGGATAGGTACTAGTTTGAGTTGTAGACATATCAAATTGCGCGCTATATGTATCAGCAGAATTGCCCGTTCCTATAACACCACTTGTAGTAAATTCATAAGTATTAGCGCTTCCTGTGCCTCCATAAGGGCCATAACTTGTACTACTACTATCGCTATAATTCCAACCTGCATTATATAAATTACCATTAGAGATATTAGTGCTTCCGTTTAAGGGAGCTATATAGAGATACTGCCCTGAACTTGAAGTGCCATTAGAACCATGAATATCAAATAGTATTTTATACATATATATATCAGAAGCGGATACAGACGATCCGGAAGATATTGGAACATCAATCTCTGTCGCTAAAGCATCTTGCTCTACAACATTTAAACATACCCACCCTGTTTCACCAGCGCTATTTGTCAAAGTATTAAATGTTGCAGTTGATCCAGACTCCGCAGTCATCGTTCCATCCGTGTCTACCTGAACTGCTGTATTTGTAGAGGGCAAAGATGTAGGAAGTTTTAAAGGAGCTGATCCTGTTAAACTTTGTATTTTTTCTGTTCTTACCGTCATATTATATCCTATGTTTTAGTTGGATTAAGGAAAGAGTATGTCCAAAACAAACCCTCATTAATGTTATTACCATTCGTATCATAAAAATCAAGTTGAGTAGCCTGATTCCATGTTTGTCCATCACTATTCATATAAAAATCACTAAAATTCTGAGTAAAATAACAGCTATAATTACTAAAAGTTCGATCATTTCTGTATGATATTTGAGAAATCATTCTAATCATACCTTTTCTACTTATATCTCCAGCTCCACTGTTTTGAGTAGGCGTTAAGCAATAAATATAAACTATACCACTAAGCAATCCAGCTCCTGTCCACCCAGCAGTTTTTGTAAATCCTTCATCGCTGCTTAAACTTCCAGAGGCTATGCTATAACTATAATTCAACTTAAAGCCGTTAGAACTCGCATTGCTGTTACTATTTACATAACTTCCATTACCTGCATTATAAGAGTCTCGTTTTTTATAGGATTGTCTAAAATTACTATCAAGGATAGCAGTGCCACTAGAATCTTTTAATTTAATGGTAGGATGAGAATAATCATTACCTGAATTGTTATCAAAACACACTCCCGCAAATTCTAATTTTGACCAAGCAATATTATCAACATCACTCGTATTATCAGGTGTCAAACTTAGGTTAACGGTTGAAGGTGTAGAGACAGTATTATTTACCCTTACCTTATCGCAAAATCTTTCACCAATAACAGATGGTGTACTTCCTGAACCCATTTTATCACTAGAAACACCGCCTGTTTTGTATTGCCAAACCCCACTGCTAGTAGATTGCAGTGTAGATTTGGAAGCGGGATAGGTAGTCGGAAGAGTAAAATCTTCTCCACCTGGTGTACTTATCTTATTTGTTTTTATTAACGATGCCATAATATTACCTTTTTACTATATATTTAATTCGTTTGCAATTCTTCATACTTAATTCGACATTACTGCTTCATTTTGTTTAATAGTAGCATAAAACTCTATTCTTCCTCCAACAAGACCTTGATGATTAGTGCCTGTTAAATAACTAACATTAGAGGGAACAAGGTACAATCTATATCCTTGAGCATGATTACTTGTCATATTGTATATCGTGTTATTACTATTACCTTGGTTTTTTGTCATTCCCCACGCCATTGCTTTTGTTTGACTATATGCACTACTGTAACCATTCCATTCCATTTGCCATTGAGTCTTGGGATCATGCTTGGTGTTGTATATCTCAATATCTCCACATACATTCTGATTCTGCAAAACATAGTTATCTGTGCTAAATGGATGATTTGCAATTGTTGGCCCATAATAACTGGAGCTTCCAAGATTGCCTATGGCTGGTTGGGCATTGTATCCCCAAACATTAAAACCATAAGTGTTACAATCATATGTTCCATTACTTATACCAGCAGAACTCCAAGTTTGATCTTTTCTACTTTGATAAGAACTTTGATTTATAAATGCAGTGGAAGTTGTGGTTCTGTACCAAAATTGTCCACTGTAATTAGCGCTTGAACTGTCGAGTATAGGACTGCCACCAGCAGTTGAAAGTGGAGCGAGCCAACAGATTATATTAGCTGTGTTATTATCTGTGTCGTTTTTTCCTCCAAAATCTACATGAACAAATTTTATACGAAAACTTTCTATTAAGTCAGGGGTTGCCGCAATTGTCGTTGGAATCATGCACTCAAATTCGTTAAGGGGAGCGCTAGGAGTAAAATTTATATAATCAAAAACTTTAATTAATCTTTCTGATGTTGGAGTTGGTGTACTTCCTCCTCCAGCAGCTCCTTGAATAGCAAAATTACCAGATCCGTCTGTTATAACATTAGAACCTGATGCCCCATCAACGGTTGGTAATTTCCACTTAACAGAACCTCCTTCTTGTTGAAAACTATCAGAAATAATTCCGTTACCATTATTAACAAATGTTGTGCCAACGGGAGATACAGTAGCTGTAATACCATTATTTATAGTAACGGTAGCATAAGCATTAATTCCCGGAGAAAATAAAGTATCAGCAGTAACAGTTGTATCGCTTGTAAAGTCACCCGTTCTATCCATAATAGTAGATGTAGTGATATTAACAGCATATAAATCAGCACTATCTGTTACAGTTAATGTATGACTTGATGCAACTGTATAATCGGTAGAAGTAAAATAAGATTTATTAAACTGTAATGTACCTTTAAATTGTCCAGAAAGAGCTTTATCCGCTGTCAACGTGTCAGTAAATATAGCGTCTGTTTCCACAACATTATTAGGCATATCCGTAGCAGAAAAAGCTGCATTTTCAGCCGGGTATGTGGAAAATATTTCAGGAGCAGAGGCAAAATTGACTTTGTTGTTAGAGTTAGAAGAAGATTTAATTTCTGTTCTAGATAAAGTCCAAGGAGTACCAGTAGTTAAAGTTCCTTTACCTACCTCAAAAGCATTATTGGAAGAATCAACAGCGCAATAGAAGACCTCATCACCCGTTGCATGAACGGCTGAAAAGGCTCTAAAACCTCCATCAGCTCCAGTTCCAGATAACGAGAATGTTCCCGTGCCTGTTGTGGTAGCCTCTTCCTTGGTTCTATCATAGAATTTCAGGGCCATAAACCTACCTTTTTAAATCTAAGCTATTCTAATAATAGCGTTTGTTGCGTCAGCAGCTGGGAATTGAATTGTAAAATCTCCAGCAGAACTTGTTTTATCACTACCAAAATCTAAAACACATACAGCATTATTTCCTGAAAGACTATAGTTGTAAATTAATGCTCCTCTAGCAGTAATAGAGCTAGAAGACCAAGTTACATCTGCAAAGTCTGTTAGGGCTGTTGTTCCAGATAGTGATGGCGTTACATTAGTTAGAGACTGACCGCCAGCCGAATAAGCTGTTCCAGTTGCCTCATTACCTGATGCATATGCGGTTGTAGTAGCGTCTAGAGAAGCACTATTAGTATAGAGAGCCACATAATATGTGTTCCCGGTACCAGTGCTAGTCGTAGTTCCACCACCACTTCCGTTAGTAAAGTTGTGAAGACCTTGCAACAATTCTTGTTTAAAACTGCTACACATTGCTTGCGTTATTGCCATTACATTCTCCTTATTGATTCAGCTAACGAATTATGTCCTTCTTTTTCAAGAAGGTTTATTACATTAGTGCGATCACTTTGAACCGCTTGAGTCATATATATAACTAATACATGAAAAAGCTTTTCTTTGTAAGTATTAATTTGTTCTTTAATACCATCGGGCGCATCGCCACTAACATAAATTATTCTATCCATAGCTAATTTAGCTACTTCTTCTGGAGTCATTCCTCTATTTTGCGTTGTTATAACATTAACATCTCCAGTATTCATTTTTACTTCTGCTGTAAACATAGTCATTTTAAGTCACCTTTTGTCTTATTATTGTTGAACGGTATTCATCTGTACGATTACGCCCCTCTCCAAGATTTTTTACCCTAGACAGCGCTTCCATATAGCGATCATTATATAGTTTTATTAAATCCGGCTCACCTTTTAAAAATGTGTAAGCCTCAACTAATGATCCATATAATAATGCGTTTTGAGCATTAGTACCAAACCAAGATGTTCCATCTGTAGATGTAGTTATGGAAACAGGCTTGTAATAATAATGCAATTCTACTTCATATGATTGATCCGGGGTGGGTGAAAGTATAAAAGTATTTTCATCCCATAAAGAATAATATTTAGGCATTCCTCGTGTGGTGTCAGGATCGGGATCAAATGTTTGTAAAAAATTAACATCTTTGTTTAAAAGAAAATGATGTGTTCCACTAGAAACAATACTTAAACTATAGGTAGATAAAAAATCATCAGGACTAGAAAGATATTTATTGTTAGCTGTGGTATTACCCGTAGAATTTTTTCTATCTAATGGTAAATCTGATTCGCTAAATATTCTTTGTTCAGCATTTTGTATAAAATTATCTAAATTAGCAACAAAGGTTGTTCCTGAATCTTCTACAAAATCTTGTATAGCTGTTTTTAATGTTGTGTATGTGTATGCCATTATACTACCACCGTTATACTACCTAATTGTCCATTTAAAGAATTAGTTCTAAAAGCATGACCAATTAAATCTTCTTTTGAATTAACAAATCCAGGGTTTTGAGTTCTTACCACACCTTCACCAGCCTCTACATCAATGCTAGGTCTGGGTTCATATAGTGCTTGTGGATCTACCGTATTTGTAGGTATTTCCAATTGTGGTTGTTTAGGCGAATAACACTCTGGACAAGCCTTCCAGTTATTCCATTGTTTTTTTAATTGATGTAATTTGTATCTTTGACCACAAATATCACATATAGCGAGTGCAAATTTTCCAAGAGCATAATTCATTATCTTATCATAAAGCTCCTCATATCGGGAGCCACTCTAAAGGATGAACGAGGTTCGTCTTGATCAATAGCTCTTCGCATATCATCTTCATATGCAGCCTTTAATAATTCAGTTCTTTCAGGGGCTTTTTTAACAGCCAACATATAAGCTAGTCCACTTGCTAAACATGGATAAAACCTAAAAGGCATTTGTAATGTGTTGTTAGGTGCATCAGCATCATCCATTCTTACTAATCTATTATAAACTATTTTATCTGTACTATTATCAGGAGTAGGCCATAAATATATTTTAGGATCAATTTGTTTATCTACAAAATATTGAGTTGGTCTAGCTTTATTAGATTTATCAGGAATATTTAAAAATTCTGCACGGCTTACCATTCCCAAAGACATATCTGTATCTGTACCATTTTCATTTCGTCTTAACACAGCGTCTAGTACATCAATAGTATCTGAGCCAGGAGAAATATAATTTACTCCCTCAGTTACAGTCGTAATCGTTTGTTGAATAGTCCATTGATTAAGACCTCTGTTAGCCCAATCAGCTAAAAGTAAATTCATAGATCTTTTAGCTGTTTCTAAATCATAACCAGTTCGTAACTCTAAACCACATCTTTCATAAGCCTCTTCAATGTAATCTGTTACATTTAACTCAAAATTTTTGGAATTACTTAATGTCATTAACTATACCTTGTTGCTTTTCTTCTATCGGACATGATTTTACCACATCCTTTATTTTTTTTCACTCGTACTGGTCCACCTTTACTATAAAAAGACCTTTTCGTTAAAGTACCAAACTGAGAACGACCACTAGCCACTTTCAATAATCCTATCAATTTTAGATTCTATTTTATCAAACCTTCTTAGAACTTGGTCTAAGCTATCTTGATAATCTTCTTTAGAAACATATTCTTTAGCTACTTCTACTTTAAAATCATTTATATCTTGCTGTGCTTTATTCATCCGAACAAATAAATTAGCAATAGCATAAGTGCCAGGAGCAATTAAGATGGTTAAACCAACATTCCATAGTAAGTCCATTTCCATCTTAACTCCTTATTACGTGTAATATATTTGAGCGTTATCAATATTCGCATCTGTAGTAACCCGCAGTCCGTCTTTTAAACGAACTCCCATGTCACCTGGAATATAAACAGAATCATTGTTATTAGCGCTAACAGAATATGTTGTCTGTGTTGCCCAAGATCCATTTACTTGTGTTTGAATATTAACTGTACCTTCTCCTCCAGCGCCCGCAGAAAAATCTATCCCTTTAAAATATGCAATTGTACTTGCATAATTTACAGCAGGGTTTGCAGACTGTGGATTAATGATAGTTTCAGTAGCATTAGCTCCTAAATTTGCGACACTAACTGGTCCAGCCATTTAAGCCTCCTATGATAAATTATTGTTCTGAGCGTATAGAACTGTAACAGTAGCAACACCGGCTGTTCCGTCTCCAGTTGCTCCAGTAAAGTCAGCAAGAACCTCTAAATCAGTTGTTCCAACATTAGTAGCTTCAGTATCTAAAGTTCCATGTGTTGTTCCCACTGCTTTAGTGTTTATACCGTTTAAAAAAGCATCTGCATCTGCTGCAGTTCCTACAGAAATAGTAGCGGCTCCAGTATCATCACCAGCTGTTGTTACATTTAAGATAACATCAATAATCTGTGAATTAGCAGGTATAACTGCCATTCTTTGATTAAGTTGACTTGCACCAGTAATATTTGGAACTGCTGATTGAGCCATAGTTACATAGCCTACATCAGCAACATCAGTGCCAACTGTTGTTCCAGTAGTGTTTGAGATTGGGCCTGCTTTAATTGGCCCACTAAAAGTTGTTGTACCCATTGTTTTTCTCCTTGTCAGTTGAGTAGCCTGTCGAACACCATGTTCGTCAAAGATTCCCTATAATATAAACATTTTAAAAAGAATGCAATAGACAAAAAAAAGGGTAGACAGAATCTACCCTTTTCTCAGAAATCTAAAAAAGACTAAGCGCCTTTTGAACCATAAATTCCTCTAGGATCAGACCATCCAAAGCTGTATCTTTCTCTTGCTTTGTATCTCATATTTCCTGTGTTGAAGTCACCTTCCATTGCTGTTCTTAATGGGCTTCTTTCAAAGTGTTTAAGACCATTAGGAGCATCGGTTAATACAAACCATGCGTCCGGATCAGTTAAGAAGTGATTTACTACATATCCTTCAGGAACAGCACTTGTGTTTCTGATAGCGTTAATGTCGTTATCAGCAGTACCTACTCTAAGAGTAGATTCAAGTATTCTGTCAGCAACAAATCTAAGTTGTGACGGAACAACAAGTTTTCTTCCGTTAAGAGCAACGATTAAATTTCTTTCGTCTACAAAATTACTAATATCAATTAGTGCATTTTCTAGAGAAGCTTCATTTAAATCGGCATCTGTAGTAGGTTCGTTAGCAAATGTTCCTCCATATGCTAGTGGGTGTGCAGTTGAGAAAAGCTCAACCCCGTCACCACCAGTGAAGTTATTGTTAAAACCATTGTTTAGAACATTAGCTGCTTTAACCTGTTTAGTGTGATTCATTGACCTAGCTAGTGCTTTAGTATAGCGAGTTGCCAGACGATCATACAAGTTATCTTCAACAGCTTCTTCCGTTAGAGCAAATGCAAGAGCAATTGTCTCATGTGTATAACGAGAAGTATAAGCTTCTGAAGCTGAGTCGTATTGTACGCCTGCGCCTTCTGCTTTTTCTGCAGCATTACCGAATCCAACGAGCATTACTTCTTCTTCAAATGCTCTGTCAGAAGATTCTGTTTCAAAAATCTCCCTAGATTCGTCACCATATTTGGCATATTCAAGTCCAAATAAGGCATTAAGGCCTGGTTCTAGTTCTTTTGCGAGTTGTGCGCGTGATATAGC